GGGCCTCAAGGGCAAGGTCACCCCGGTCATCGTCACCATGCGCGGCGGCCTCAAAGAGGTCGACATGGGCGACTGGAAACCCGGTGAAAAGGCCGAGAGCAAACACAACATGGCGCTGACCTACTACAAGCTCGAGGTCGATGGTCGGTTGATCTACGAGATCGACATGGTCGGCATGGTGCTGGTGGTCGACGGCGTCGATCAACTGGCGGAAGAACGTTCGGCCTTGGGCCTTTAAGGAAAAAACATGACTCAAGCAACCGCAAAAGAAGTGCTGCCTAAGTGGCTGCAAATCACCGAAGACGGCTTTCGCATCACCCTGAAATACCCGACTGAGCTGAGCGGCGTGTTGGTCGACAGCATGTCGATGCGTGCCCCCTGCGTGCGTGATATTCGTGCCGCACAGGCCACCTGCAGCGGTGATGAGGAGAAACGTGAGATGTCGCTGTTTGCCTCGCTGACCCAAACCCCGGAAGCGGATCTGATGGCGCTCAAGCTGGTCGATTATATGCGTCTGCAGGGCGGCTATTTTCGTCTGGTCCAAGACGACGGCGTTTGATGCAGCCACGTTGAAAACCCTGGCCAAACGAGTGGCCAAAGAGACCGGATTCTCGGCGGCCGAGATCATGGCCATGCCATTCAACGAACTGGTGTGGTGGCTCACGGATTGAGCCACCGTTCATTTCTCCGACGCATAGGGCAGGCATATGGCGAACAAACTGGCGCTCGGCTTTGTCATCGGTGGCGCCGTCGATTCGACGGTGGGCAAAGCGTTCAAGGACGTCGAAAGCAAAATCAAACACCTGGACGCGGTGGGTACCAAAGCTCGGGTGCTGCAGAACACCATCGGCGACACGATCCGCCTGCGCGAGGAGTGGCGCAAGGCGCATATGGCCGGCGCCGAAGGCGCGGGCAAGCTGCTGACCAAACTGGAAAAGAACCTCGAGCTGCTGAAGAAACAGGGCATCGAGGTCGGTCGGCTCAACAAGGCCTACACCGCGATGGGCCGGGTCGCCGCCGGGGCAGAATTGAAGGCGCTGGGGCACAGACAACTGGAGGAGGGGCGGTCGGGCCTCAAGAGTAGCGTCGGTCAGGCCGGGGCCATGGTCGCCGCCGTGGCCATCCCGACCAAGGTCAGCGCGGACTTCAGCGCGATCATTCGTGACATCGCGATCAAGGCCAACATTGCCAACGATCCCAAAGAAACGCAGATGTCCAAGACAATTATCGACACGTCACGGGACACCGGCATGGCGCGCAACCAGGTGGCCGAGGTGGTCAACGCGTTGGTCGGTGCCGGCATGGAGCTAGACAATGCCCTGCAATACGCGCCGACGGCGGCCAAGTTTGCTATTGGGCAAGGGTCGGACGGCGGCGAAACCGCGCGCATGATCAACGCCCTGGGGCAGAACGCCAAGATCACCGATCCGGCGATGATGCAAAAGGCCCTGGAGGCAATTGCTTATCAGGGGCAGGCGGGCAGCTTTGAAGCGGCCGACATGGCTAAGTGGTTCCCTGAGCTGCTGGCGGGCATGGGCAAACTGGGCATCACCGGTATGGACTCGGTGACGCAACTGGGCGCCATGCTGCAGGTGCAGATGAAAACTGCCGGTGGCTCCGATGAGGCGGCCAATAACCTGAAAAACTGGATGGAAAAGATCGGCTCGGGAGAGACGGTCGCGGCCTACAAAAAGGCCGGGATTGATTACCAGGCGTCGATGACCACCGGCCTGCAAAGTGGTATGTCGACGCTGGAGTCGAGTTTTGCCCTGGCGCAGAAGTACATCGCGGCGACCGATCCGAAGAAAGCGGCGGCCATGGCGCAAGCCACGGCGAAGATCAGCAAGGAGACGGACCCGGAAAAGGCCAAAGCCATGATCGCGTCTCTGGAGCAAGCCTTGCGCACCGGTGACCTGTTTTCGGACATGCAAGTCAAGGCAGCTCTGACCGCGTACACGCAGAACAAGGACCTGTACAGCAAACTGAAAAATGACTCGGCACAGGCGGTCGGCATTCTCGACAAAAACCTGGCGGAACGCCGGCAGACGTCCTCGCAAAAATGGGCCGAGATGGCCCAGAGCATGGATGACGGCATGCGCAGCATCGGCGATGCGTTGCGGCCGGTGACCGACGCAGTGGCTGATGGCATTACCAGCATGGCCCGTCGCCTGACCGAATTCTCCGATGCAACCCCGCGTCTGGTGACCGGCATCGGTGCCGCTGTGGCCGGGTTGGTCGCCCTGAGTACTGTGGTCAGCGCGTTCAAAATGGGCAAGGGCCTGATGAACATTGGGCGCGGCACCTTGTTGGGTAACCCGAATATTCCGCAGAAGGTGATTGTCACCAACATGTCCGCCCTGGGTGGCGGACTGGAGGCCGGCGACCTCGATGCCGGTGGCGGCAAGGGTAAGAAGGGCGGTAAGGGCGGCGGTATGGGGCGCGGTGGCAGTATCGCGGCGGGCATGAAAGGGCCGGCCGCATTAGCGGTGATCGACGCCGGCTTCAAGGCCATCGACACCTACAACAACGCCGTGACACCGGACGAAAAAGCTCAGGGTTACGGCGAGGCTGCCGGGGGATTGGCAGGCACGCTGGCCGGCGCGGCGGCGGGTGCGGCCATCGGTACGGCCGTGCCGCTGATCGGCAACATCGTTGGCGGACTGATCGGCGGTTATCTCGGTTACATGGGCGGCGATGTCCTCGGCGGTTATGCCGGCAAGTCGATGTTTGGCTCCGATAAAGCGCTGAAGAGCCTACCGGTCGTCGGGCCGCTGATGATGACCAATGCCGGGCAGAACATCCCGCCGGTGATGGGCGATATCGCCCGTTCGTTTGCGCCGTCGAAGTCCTCCGCCACGCCGGGCCTGTTGCCGGAACGAGAGGCTGACAGCCCCGCGCTGGGCGATGTCACACGCTCCCTGAGCAAACCTACGGCGCCGAATGTGCCGGCGTTGTTGGCCCCGGTTTCTGCAGCACCCAAGGCTGAGCCACCAAAGATCGAGCAGCGGGTTGAGATCCAGGCCCCACTGCACATCACCGTGCAGGGCGATGTGAAGGATCCGGCGCAACTGGCTCGGGAGCTGCAGCCCTACATTGATCAGCAATTGCGCCAGTCCACCCAGCAGCTGCAGAACCGCACGCTGTATGACGAACCGCATGTGTAACGAGGATAGCCAATGGCTTATATGGAGCAACTGCAGTCGGGGCTGAAATACCTGGCGACAGCCGGCGAGAGCGGTCGGCGTAACCTGGACGGCATGCTGGGACCGGTCAACGGTGCCATCAGTGAAATCAGTGGTGCGGCATCGGAGTTGGAAGGCGTGCCGTTCGTGGGGCCAGCGATCGGGCAGAAGCTGCAACGGGTGATGCGGGGTGTCAACGCGGCTCAGGCCAAAGTGGGACAGGTGGTGGCCACCTACAACAAGGCCTCGCGCGCCGTGTCGCAGATCGATGAGCGCATGGGCCAGTTGAAAGAGCAGGCCGCCCGAGCATCCACAGCAATCAACAAGCTCGCGGGCAAGGTCAGTCCCTCGCTGGTCAACATCGTGCCCACCGGTTCGCTGGCCGGCGACAGTACGCCACTGCCGGAGGCGGTCAAGCCGTTTCCGCACCTGTTGATCGTCCAGCCGCTGGACCCCAAGGCACCGGCTTATTACTTCAACCTGGACACCGCCGCCTTTGATGAGCTGCGCCGTTCGACCGAGTTTCGCTGGGCCGCGCAGGAACGCCTGGGCCGACGCCCGGCGCAGCAGGCAGTCGGTATGGGCGAAGAAAAGATCACCCTCAAAGGGGCGATTTTTCCCGGCTTCAAAGGCGGGATCAAGCAACTGGATACGCTGCGCAGTCTCGGTGCCCAGTTGAAGCCCCTGACCCTGACCACCGGTTATGGCGACGTGCTGGGCACCTGGTGCCTGAAGAACGTCGAAGAAGAACAGAGCGCGCTGCTGCAGGGCGGGATCCCGCGCAAGCAGGCGTTCACTTTGGAGTTTGTGCGCTATGGCGACGACTTGCAGAACGTCTGACGGGGATCTGCTCGACACCCTGTGTTACCACGCTTACGGCCACCTCGGCGGCACCGTCGAGGCGGTGCTGGATGCCAATCAGGGACTGGCTGATGAGCCACAACCGTATCGGGCCGGTATTGTCATCGAACTGCCGGATCTTCCCAGTGCGACACAAGAGGGTATAGCGCTTTGGAATTGATGAACTATAGTCATGGTGTAGCTCAGTTTCACTCCCCTTTAAAACCCGCCTCGTGCGGGTTTTTTTATGGGAAAAATAAATGACTCCAACCTTTCGTGTGGTCGCCGACGGCGCCGACATTACCCAGCGGATCAATGACCGGCTGCTGCAGCTCAAGACCACCGACAAGCCCGGCATGGAGTCCGACGAGTTCGAGCTGCGTATCGACGACCGCGACGGCGGCGTGGTGCTGCCTCCACGCGGGGCCAGCATTGAGATCTTCCTGGGCTACGCGGAAACCAAACTGGCCCGCATCGGGCGCTACGTCGTCGACGAGATCGAGCTGTCCGGTCCGCCGGAGACGCTGGTGATCACCGGTAAGGCCAGCGACATGCGCGGCAGCGGCAAGACCACCCGCAGCGGCAGCTGGGAAAACGTGCCGCTGTCGCGGATCGTCGTCGACGTCGCCGCCCGCAACGGCTGGCAGGCGGTCTGCCCGGTGCAGACCAAGGTGCCGCGTGCCGACCAGCTCAACGAATCGGACTTCAACTTCATCACCCGACTGGCCAAGCAGTACGACTGCACAGCGAAGGTGGCCGACGGCAAGCTGCTGGTGATGCCGCGCCAAGGCGGGCAGAGCGCCTCGGGCAAGGCGTTCGGCGTGGTAACGATCCAGCGCCGGGACGTCAGTCGCTTCCAGTTCAGACTCGGCGACCGCAACACGCACAAGGCGGTGTCGGCCAAGCACCAGGACAAGAAGACCGGCAAGCTTGCGGTGGTCACCCTGGACAACGACGAATCGCCGGACGGCTTGCCGCCGGTGCACACAGACCGCCACATCTACCCGAACAAATCGGCTGCCGAAGCGGCGGCCCAGGCCCGCCTCACCGCGTTCAACCGATCCACGGCCGGCGTCCGGCTGGAGATGGTAGGACGCACCGACCTATACGCCGAGCGAACGATCAACGCTCAGGGCTTCAAGGTCGGGCTCGATGGCGAATACCTGGTCGACTCGGTGGAGCAGGTGTTCACCCAGTCCGGCTGGAGCACGACGGTCGAGTGCAACGGCGGCAAGAAGGGTAAGGCGAAAGCCAAAGGCAAAAAGAAAAAACCGGCGAAGGATCTGAAGGTCGTTCAGCTCCAGCGGTAGCGCCGCATCCCCCCAAACCCAAGGAGACCCCTATGTCACTGACAGAACAGCAGCTGCAACGCATCATGCCCAACGCCCGCCGCCAAGCGGGCGTTTTTGTATCCGCCCTAAACACTGCGATGACCCATCGGCAGATCAATACGCCGCAACGGCAGGCTGCGTTCCTGGCCCAGGTCGGGCACGAATCCGGCCAACTGCAGTACGTCCGCGAACTGGGCGGCGACGAGTACCTGAGCAAGTACGACACCGGCACTCTGGCTGTGAGGCTGGGCAACACCCCGGAGGCGGACGGTGACGGTCAGCGCTATCGCGGTCGCGGCCTGATCCAGATTACCGGTCGCAATAATTACCTGCGTTGCAGCCTGGCGCTGTTCGGCGACGAGCGTTTGCTGCGCACCCCGGAGTTGCTCGAGTTGCCGCAATGGGCTGCCGAGTCGGCCGCGTGGTTCTGGTGGGTGCGCGAGCTGAACGCGCTGGCGGATCGGGATGAGTTCGAGGCGATCACTCGCAAGATCAACGGCGGCCTGAATGGCCTGGCAGATCGGCTGCAGATGTGGGAGCGGGCGAGGGCGGTGCTATGCGTATCGTCGACCTGATCCCGGCACCGTATCGGCTGTTGGCCCAAGGTGTACTGCTGGCCGGTTTGATCGGCGGGTCTGCCGCGTTAGCGTGGCAGGTTCAGGACTGGCGCTACGGTCGCCAGCTTGAGCAGCAAGCCCGCCTGCAGGCTGAAACCTTCAACCAACTGACCATGGCCGCTGTAGCGCAACAACAAGCCGAGCAGGACAAACGTCTCGCCCTGGAACAGCGGCTTTCCGCCAATGAACAAACCCATTACCGAGCCCTGAGCGATGCCCAACGTGATCAAGGTCGCCTGCGCGACCGCCTTGCCACTGCTGATCTGCGCTTGTCAGTCCTACTCGACTCCACCGATGCAGCCAGTAGCCGCACAGTGTCAGCCACCACCTCAACCGGCGGCATGGTTCATGGCGCCACAAGAGCCCAACTTGACCCGGCGCATGCTCAACGAATTATCGGCATCACCGATACCGGCGACCAAGGACTGATCGCCCTGGCAGCCTGTCAGGCCTATGCCAAAGAAGTCTCAACACCGAAGTGAAAAAGAGCGACCGGAGTGGATGCGTCAACATCCAATCCGGCCGCCGTCCCTGCAGATTGTCCCTGCAAGTCCAGCCAAGGCTCTTACTCCGTGCACGAAGCGCGGCGAGCCTAGCACCTGTTTATCCATACAGTAAAGGTCTTGCTCTCAATGTCTTCACCCATCATCCCTTGGATGGGCGGCAAACGCCGCCTGGTCGACCGCCTCCTTCCGCTTTTTCCGCCACACGAATGCTATGTCGAAGTCTTTGCCGGCGGTGCCGCTCTGTACTTCATGAAGCCCCAGCCTTCGCCGGTGGAAGTCCTCAACGACATTAACGGCGACCTGGTCACGCTTTACCGCGTCGTGCAGAACCACCTTGAGGAGTTCGTGCGCCAATTCAAATGGGCGCTCAGCTCGCGACAGGTGTTCGAATGGCAGAAAATGACCCGCCCTGAAACCCTCACCGACATCCAGCGCGCCGCCCGATTCTTCTACCTGCAGCACCATGCCTTCGCTGGCAAGGTCACCGGACAGACGTTCGGTACCGCGACCACCGGCCCGGCCATCAACCTGCTGCGGATCGAGGAAAACCTCTCGGCCGCTTGGCAACGCCTGTCCGGCACCTACGTTGAAAATCTCCCCTGGCTTGAATGCGCGGAACGCTACGACCGTGCCCATACCTTTCACTACATGGATCCGCCTTACTGGCAGACCGCCGGCTACGGCGTGGACTTTCCATTCGAGAACTATGAGCGCATGGCCGATTTCATGCGACGCTGCAAAGGCAAGGTCATGGTCAGCATCAACGACCATCCGGATATCCGCCGTGTATTTGAGGGCTTCCACTTTGAGACTTTGGAGATCCGCTACACCACGACGAACCAACGGCAAGGAAAAACTGAAGTGAGCGGCGAATTGGTGATCCTTAATTGGGAGCCTGCGTCGTTGGGTGGACTGTTTTAGTTACCAAAGTTGTCCACCAGCGCATCGAGTCAGCCGGAAGTTCAGGCAAGTGGGGAGCTGATAGGGTTGATCAGGCTGCTGTGCTGATTACGAAAATTGCTCAAAGGGCGGTCGACCTTGAACCACACGAAAGCCTCGGTTGGTTCCTTCTGCAACAACACTATTTGTTTGGCGCGTTCTTTCGGTGTAGCCGGATTCAGCCATTCCCGGGCCAGTTCGGGATTGAGCGTCACCAACTGCCGGTCGTGAATGTCCACCATGCCGCCATTGCTGTCGTCGGTGATGAACACGAATCCGTCATGCTCGTCCGGTTCATGGTCATGCCCTGGATACTGACCTATCGTGGCGCACAGGATCGGTGCGCTATCCTTCCGACGGATCAGGTAGGGCTGTTTTTTCGGTCCACCCTCGTAAACCCATTCAAACCAGTTGTCGATCGCGACGATCGCCCGGTGCGGCCATATTGCTCTGAAGAATGGATTGTGATCGACTTTCTCTACCCGGGCATTGATGGCGGCGTGGTCCTTGGTCCACTGCGGTCGCCATCCCCAGCGCACCATGTCGGCCTGCAAAAACTGACCTTCCTGGTGAAAGAGGGCGAGCTGAGCGGGCGGCGCGGCATTGTAGAACTCGAAAGGCTGGTCGCCTGCGTAGTTGATCAATGCGTTTGGAATGCTGAGCTCCGCGACAAAGTCATGAATGCCCCGGTACTGGGAAAGACGTCCGCGCATGGTTGGAGCCCTCCGGTTGTGCTTTCAGCGTAGACCCAGCACTTGGCGGCTTGATGCGAAGCCTTGTCTAGCGCAAGCGGGCGCGCCCTCACCGTGTCGCCGTCATGCCGCGCGAACGTGTATGCACCGGTGCTCGAGAGTCCACAGTGAATGCGATCCGTGCGGATCTGGTATTGGAACTGCAAAAAAAAAGCGAGGGTGGTTTTGCACCACCCTCGCATCCTTTATGCATGCGCCGCCTCAGGCGCTGCCATGGACTATGTCGGTATTCAGCAGATCGACCCCGACCAAGGTGATGGTCGTGATTTGTCCGCCCGTTTCGGCAACTGTCACGACGCTGTTTGCGCCGCTGTTGTCGATCGACTGCACCACGGCGTTCTGGTCGCCATTGAGTACCAGCGTGTCTCTCAGCCCTGCGCTCGCATCGAAGCCGGTGATCTGGTACTTGTTTTGAGGAAGTGACAAGTCGATGTTGAAGGCATCCCGCGCACCGCTTGTGCCCACCAGCGTG